TCGTTAGTTAAGTTATAACCTCTGAACAATTTGTTAGCGTATAATAATTTAGCGTTTAAAAGGTTTACTTCGTTGATTGTACCTTTCAAAGATTTAATAACTGCGATTGCTTCTGCTAATTCAGCTTTTAATGCTTCGTTAGCCGCTACAGCAGGTGCTTCATCTTCTTCAGCTTCATCTTCTCCGTATCCCATTTCTCTTAGAATTTCGTCTAAGTCGATTTCATCATCAGCCATAGCTGGGTCTTCACCCTCTACTGCTGGTTCTTCAGTTGGTTCAGCTACTACTGGTTCTTCAACCGGCATATCGTCACCTTCCATAGCTGGTGCTTCAGCAGGAATTTCTTCCTCACCTTCTTCACCTGCGATTTGAGCTTCTAATTCTCTGATGATAGATTCTAAATCTAACTCATCTTCGTCAGCTGCCATTTCATCTTCACCTTCCATAGCTGGAGATGCTTCTTCATCATCTTCGGTTGAGTATTCCTCATCCATTTCTTCTGATTCTTCATCTTCGCCTTCAGTAAGGTCTTTAACTTTAGTTTCTTCACCTTCACTACCTGGTTCTCCAGATTGTTTAGCGATACCACTTAAGTCAGTTTGTGCTGAGTTTGCTTTATCTGCAGGTTGTTTGTTATCACCACCACCTAATTCACTAGATACATCATTATCTTCATTCACTTCTACTTCTTCTTCTTCACCTTCCATTTCAGCGGTTAGTTTCTTAGAAAGAATAGATTGTAAACGAGGAGTAAATGCTTCTTCTAATGCGATTTTAGCGTTAGCGATAGCAGTTTCACGTACAGCTTTAGCATCAGCAATTGCTTCTTTCAACAATTTTGAACTTGCCATTTGTTTTCCTTATTTATCGGATTTCTTAAGCTATTGTATTGTGAGCTTAAATAGAATTTTTTATTGGCGTTTTGGTCACTACACATAAAGGTGAGTATTCATTACCAATGGAAAAACGCATATAAAAATGCGTTATTGTATGAATAAATATATAAAATTTTACAAAAACGTAAAAATCTATATATTTCTTTAGAATTTATTTTTTCTTTCCCATAAAATGCAGCTGGTCTAAATCATAATCTGCATATAAAGATGTAACTTTTCCATCAAGTTCATCTTCCAATCTTTGCTTTTGTATATTTAACTTTTTAAGATTTTCAACATTTTGCTTAGCCTTATCAGTTCCTTTGTTTAATTTATATTTTTCTAATTCAGACTGAATAGTAGCTACTACTTTGGCCATATCGTTTTGAATTGATGCAAATCCTCTACCCTTTGCTTCAGTTACCGATTCGTTAGGTACGCAATTTGGAACTTGTCTACCATTCTTATCTTTCATACCAACTTGCTTATATCCTTTCCAACAAGGTGAATCTTCAGCTATTCTACTTTCGTTTTGTCCGTATTCGTGATAGTTAGATGATGCTTGTGAAATGTAGTTTTCTGCTTTAGAAATATGGTCTTGAATCCAAGCTGGGATTTCTTTTTCATTCTCACCCATTTTAGCTTTCAATTCAGTTGCCATCTTAATGATAGTATCTAATTGATTTTGTCCCATAGAAACTTCATGGTCTTCACCTTCCGCTTCATTAACAAATGCGTTTGCAAATGGATTAGAAATTACTTTACCCATTTCAAATTTACCAAATGCTTTTTGTGATACCAATCCTCCTAAACGAATCATAATTATTTCTTTTTATTTCCTAATCTTTCATGCATTGTATCAGTACTGATATCTGCAATCTCATAGTAACGATTTAAGATGTGACCCATGTCTTCATACAAAGAATGTAATCTTTCATCCATTGCTTTTGCTTCAACAGCGAATTTATCAAATGATTTACCCATCTTATCTAATTCTTGCATATTTCTTTTTACAGTTACTGCATCGAACCAATCACCACTTTCTCGTAATGTCATTTCTTTTGCAGCCTCAACAATAGCACCTAATGTGTTTGCAACCTCTGTCATATCAGATTGTCTTTTCATTTGGTCTTGGAAAGTGTTGTAAGTAGAAATGATTTCTAAGAAATGTTTTTTAACTTCGTTTGATAGTTTTCTATCTTCTAAGTTTTCAGCTATGCTGAATTTACCATTTACTATCTTTACTTCTTTCAAGTTAGTTTTACGGATATCATTGTATGCTTTAGCTACAGTTGTTCCTTTTGGTGCATCAACTTTTAAGGTTATCTTATTGTTGTGTACATAATCGTATATGTCGAAATTCTTTGCCATTATTATGCTATTTCAGTTATTATTTCTCTCATTAAATCCTGTGCTTTGCAGTATTGACCACAAACATCAGTTCCTATTTGTTGTAAACCTCTATTAACAGATTCGTTTACAGGCACCATAAATGCACCATGTGTAGATGGGTTAGATACAAAATCCCAACCAATCAATTCAAAGTCATCCTGAACCTTTACTTTGCCTTCTCCGATATTAGTTACTGAACCCATACCTCTTGATGAGATACCTAATAGGATTCCAGCTTTCAACAATTCTTTTAAGATGTTACCAGATGGAGTTGGTAGAATTTCTACTGTCCCACAAAGGTCATCACCTTCCCAATGTATTTCTCTTACGTTATGAGATACGTTCTTCAAATTAATTACAGTAGAATCCGGATGGTCTAATTCACCTAATGCTCTACGTTCCTTAATTAGTATTTCGTATTTCTTAGCTTCTCTCATTAAGATTTCTCTAGGATATACTCTACCATTTTGGTTTTCCGCAGATGCTCTTTGTAGAACTCCTTTTACTAAGGTTCTTCCTCCTTCATCTTCATTTACCTTACCTTCGAATAGGTTTGTTTCTATTAAGAGTGATTTCATTTATATTCTTATTTTTTAGATTCCATTTTACTTCTAATTTTAGAAGCCATTGTACCTAACTGAGATTTATCAATACCTAAACTATCAACAACTTGTGCAACTAATTGTAATTTTTGCATAGGGTTTAACTTAGCATCTTTGATTTTATCAATTGCTTGAGATAATTTCATTTTAATTGCAGATGGAATTGCTGCCGTTGGCAATTCAGTAGAAACTGCTTCTACTTTATATTCCTCTCCACCTACTTCAAATTCATCATCTCCTGCTTGCTTTGCATTAGAAACGGCCGCTCCAAAAGCATTACCTTCACTCTTTTCACCCTTACCATTCCAAGCAGAATCAATTTTATTAAAGAAAGCTTTCTTTTCTTCATCTGACATTGCATTTATATCTTTACCTGCTTTATCTAAAGCCTTTTGAAAGAATGCTTGATATTCAGATTCTTCTGTCATCACTTCCTTAACTAATTCTTTTAGTCTTTGTCTAGTTATGTTCATATTATAATGTTCTTATTTTTTCTGAAAGATTCATTAATCTCTCTTTTATCTTATGTAAACTCTTATTTGTTCTTTTATAGTAATCTCCTCTCTTAACTCCATTCTCATTCTTTATTTTAGAATACCAGTTAACAAATTTCTCTACCTCACCTAATTGTTGTTTGATAGATGTTATACCCTTACTCATTTTAGATTTAGGAGAACCATCTTCATTTTTGATTGCCAACCAACGATTTTCGTTTAAACTAGCTTCATCATCATCCTTTGCCAATACCATACCGCTCTTATCTGCTATTTCACCAGAATCACTACAATCAGTTGCAGTTGGTTTTATTTCTAATGGTTTTTTAGAATTAGCAGGAACATCGTTCTTCAACCAATCCTTTTCTTCACCAACAATTGTACCACCAGATAATTTAGCTAATTTAGCATTTTTACCAGCAACTTCGGATGGTTTTGAAAATGGTGCACCAGCACTACTTGTTATTCCTTCCTCTAAATCATCAACAACCTCACCACCAGTTACGTTAGCTAATCTTTTGTTTTTCTTTGCAGTGGAACCAGGTTTAGAAAATGCGTTTGGCGTATCATATCCAGCGACTGCACCAGTTCCAGTCATTTCCTCCAATTCCTTTTCGGATTGGATTTCTTTAACTATTGTTCTGATTATTTCTTTTAATCTAGCTTCCATTATTTTAATTTAGATTTTAATTCTTTGATTAACTCATAAGAAAGCATGATAGATGAAACCTGTCCATCAGATATACTTTTACCAATCTTCATTTTTTCTAAAACAGAAATAGTTTCAGATAATTTGATAGTAGTTACTTTATCTTGGATTTTAGCTTTGATTGATTTCAATTCAGCTACAATTTTTGGTAATTCTACTGAAAGATAATCTTTAAATTTAGATGTATTTGAGATATTATTAATATATTCTTTTAACAAATTCTTTTGGTTACTATCTAAGTTAGTATATTTTTTATTGAAAGTTTCAACAAGTATTTTATAGGTTAATAATCTTAGGTCTTTATCTTGTTGCTTATATGATTCGATTAGCTTAGTATCTTCTACTTTGTTAGTTTTTATAGATGGTCTAGCTATAATGTTTTCAATTAAGGTTACTTTTGAATTAAACACATCTTTAATATCGTAGTTTTCGGATTTTTTAGATTCAAAAACTTTATATATAGATGCTAATACCTTATAATTTGTTATTGGGGATGAAAGAAACTGCTCTAATTCAAATTTCTCATTAATTTGTTTAATAAGATTGTATTTTTCTTTTATAAGTTTACCTTCATTTAATTTAGAATGAGCTTGAGATACAGTATCTACAAACATTTCAGCTTTACTTTCAGAATTATATTTTTCTTTCAAAAGTAAATCATAAAGACGTAATTCTTTATTTAATTCAGTACCAGACGCAAAGAATTCTTTTACAATGTTTTTTGCGTTTTCAGTTTTATCGCCATTAAGTACCTCTAATGTTATTTGTCTTACTAAAAGCTCAAACAACACTCCGGTATTCTTAACCTTAGAATGTTTTATTTTTTTCATTTATTTCCCTATAATTTAACCTATATCTATAAACTAACACATATAAATATAAACTTTTTAATGTTTATTAAAATTTACTGTCATCCAACAGATTATTTTCATCTAAAAGGTCTGATTTTTGTGATTTTTCACTTAAAATCCTCTTTTTTGCCGAAATTCCATTGATATATTCTCGTGCTAATTTTTTACTTGATTCGATTGAACGAGTTTCTCTCTTTCTCTCTTTCTCATTTTCTTTGTTACCCAATGGGTCTCTACCATATGGATGTTTATCTTTACCATATGTATTTCCCTCTCTTGGTCTACCACCTTTATTATCCACAATCTCCTGCTTCATTTTTTGGATTTCTTCTTCTACATTTTGTTGTTCTGGTGGGTTTGCTGGGTCTTCTCCTTGCTGTTCAATTGAATTGTATCTGAAACGGTCTTTGAGGTCTAATACCATCTTAGCTCTTTCCATATCCATCTCATCTTCACTCATACTGAATACATTGTGGAATACCCAATCAGTAGATAACATATTCATTCCTTTAATATCAGTTGCTAATCTAACTTTCTCACTCCATAAGTTTACCTTCTCTTGCTCATATATTGTAGATGAGTTAGTTAAAGTAAGTTGGAAGTTTGTCATTTCAGCATCATCAATACCTTGTCCAGCTAAGTGAACGATTGCTATCTTATATAATTCACTAACGATTGTTCTTTGAATTCTTTCGATAGTTCTAGCAAAACGAACATCTTCTGCAGCCAATGTAGCTTTACCATTAACGTTCTCATCATACGATAAGTAAGCCTTTGGTACTTTCAATGCTGCAAATAGTTTAGCTTTTAAGTAATCAATATCTTCAACTGCCGCATATTCCAATCCAGCTAAGTTTTCAATAGCCGTGCCACTATCTCCACCTCTAACAGGTAAGAAGAAATCTTCGGTTAGATTCTGAATATTATACTTTAAATTGTAATCACCACTATTTTTATCAACAAATGGAGTTTTCTTCATTTTGTTGATAATTTTTTGCATATAGTTATCAACCTCTTGCGGGTTAATATTACCAATATCAATTTTGAACACTCTTTTTTCAGGTGCTCTCATAATACGATGGATTAACATCGCATCTTCCATAAGGGATAATTGTTTCCATACTCTACGACCATTTTCAATCATAGCCTTACCATATGGAAGAAAGTTTGTATCTGATAATAAACGGAAGTGAGCCATTTCGTAGTTCTCATATTCCTTTTTACCAAATCTATCTAATTCAACTTTAAACTTAACATAGTTTTGGTTCATTGGGTCAGTACCTTCCAATCTTTCCGTATTATATACAGAGTATGGAGTTACGTTAATAATACCCTTACCTTCTGCTATTTCTAATGCTAAAAAGAAATCACCATATTTTACCAAGTTTCTTACCCAAGGCCATAAGTTGAATTCTATATTAACTACATCATAAAATAAGTTATGAAGTATTGCACTTACATTCTCATTTGATGATTTAATTTGTAATACATCACCATATTCATTCTTTGTAGTAGATTCATCAGCGTAAATATCTAATGCCGATGCTATAATAGGGTCATTATCCATAGCATCATAATCTCTAAAAAGTTCTCTACGAACTTGATGATATGCCATTGATTGTGCACCCTGATTTGTCTCATAATAAGACCTTTGTAACTTTGTATATCTATCTCTAAGATTTACGAAGTTTGTATTCATTTGGCGGTCATCAGTATCTACAACTTTACGTTTACCATCTTTATCAACGGTTACGATAGCTTGAGTTGAGAATAATTTCTTTAACCTTCCAAAAAAACTTCTATCATCTATTTCTTGTTCTGCCATAATTTATTATTAATTTCTACAAAATCCTATTTTGACATTATATAACATAAATATCGTAAAATATCAAAACACTACAACCATTGGGATAAATCTTCAAAATCATTCCCAACTCTCATTTTCCAAGGGTTATCATCCATACCATTACCACCACCATATACACCATTGTAAGTATGTGATGTAATACCACCAACTGCGCTTTTGGTTAAATCAATACCCTCCTGTCTTAAACGAAGTGCAGTATCCCTAACCCATAATCCAATTGAAAATGCCATTACCAAGTCATCATTATAACCTTTCATAGCCTCTGCTCTACCATTCATATAAATAAATGTAAATAACTCATCTATCAAACGACTAGAACGAACTATAATTGATTTTTCTCTAAAGTAATCAGTTAATTTAGATATGATTAAAGGTCTAGTTTTAGAAGTGGTTGAAAATCCAGCTACCAATCCTCTATCTTCAGCTCTATATCTATTTGTCATTTGATTTTCAGTATCAATATATTTTAAATCCTTACTCATATAGAATAAGTTTTTATAATCTCTATCAATTACTTGCTGAATTGTAGCCCATCCAATGTTAGCGTTCTCCACCACAAGTAAAGCATCATTATATTCAGTTGAAAGTGCTACTAAGAAATTTCCAAAATCTTTTGTATCAACTTTACCTTTATATTCAGCTACTTGCGTTGCATTTACAATATCAATTACATGGCAAGTGGAATAATCGGCCCCATCGCCTCTAGCCACATCGGCCACTACCATATATGATTTTGAATAATCGGCATGTTCCCATTTCCAAAGGTTTCCATCAAATCCACCTTTCTCTATTGGGTCTTGAATATATGTTTCTTTATAGAACATTAGAGTTTCGGGTTCAATTACAGTCTCACCAGAACTTACAAAGTCACAATCACACTCTTGTGCTGCTTTCTTTAATCCTAATAATTCCTCTTGCTGGTCTCTCCATTTTTGGTCTCTTTCAGGATGTACTGTCCAATGTAATCTGATTGTATTGAATGGGTTTCTGCTTTCCTCAGCTCCTAACCAAGTTTGGTGAAACCAATTACCAACACCATTAGGAGTAGATAATGCAATACAACTACCACCCGTTGAAAGTGTTGATTGAGCTGCCACCCAAATCTCATCGATATCATCAATAAAAGCGGCCTCATCAAATATAAGAAGTGATAAGGCTTCCGAACGTCCTGCATCAGGAGATGAAGCAATAGCTTTAATTTGAGAACCATTGTGTAAACGAAGGGAAAGCTTGTTATCCTCCATAGAACCTCCCTTAAGCCAACTAGGAAGCAATTCATGCATCACTCTTACCTTAGTTACTAAGTTCTTTGCAACATCTTGCTTTGTTGCAATAACCAATACGTTAAAATCAGTATTGAATATCATTTTCCAAAGTGCGAAACCAGCCGATAGGGTTGAGATACCAGTTTGACGTGATTTTAGGACTATATTAAATCGATTACCATTAAATTGTGTTAGGGTCTTTTCCTGAAATGGGAATAAGTGAAAGGGTATCTTACCTCTCACCGGATGCTGAATCATACAATACTTTTTCATAAAGTGAATCGGGTCTACCGCACACTTTTTGTATTCTTCTGCAATAATCTCTTTTAAAGATTTTTTTGGTGTTATGGGTGCACTCATATTAATCGTTAAGGGGTCTTACTAAATCGTAATTTTTATCTTTTAATTTATCGTAAGCCTCATTTCTTAATTTAGTAGCTTGTTCAATCTCACCTTCAAACTTAACAATTTCCAAAAGGATTTCTGCTTTAAGTTCTTCTACATCTCTCTCCATACTCCAAGTTTCAATC